CCGTTCGCCAAGCCCTCCCATAGGCGCATACGCTCGAACGCGGCGTGCAGCGCCTTGCCGTCGTCCGGACTTACGTCGTCGCTCAGAAAGTCAATTCCGGCACGGGTCATGTCCTGCGCGACCACGTCGACCACCATGCCGCATATCCAGTTCGATCTGTACGCCGCTTCCAAGTTGTACGGATTGCGGCTGATAAAATCTATTTGGAAATGCCCGGCGTCTTGCTGCGATCCGGCGCCATACCCGACACGCGCCGCGAAATTGACAAACGAGTCGCTGGTGCGCATCGCCTGGCGTGCCGCGTCGGTACCGGCTTGAATCGTTGCGGCCTGGCGGGCTACTCGTTGCGCCTGACGGTGGTGCGTGTTCTTTCCCATGCTTGCCCCTTAGTTTTCGAGATTGTACGGCAAGATGCAAATATTTACGATATGTGGTTGACGGCGTTGAATAATTCAACTATCCTCAAGTCCTATTTTCAAAGGACTTAATATGCCAAAACTTACTAAAATCGATGCGCTAAGTATGGCCGTTACCTTCGTGACTGCTTCGGGAGAGCAACTGAAAAGCGAGCCAGTCAATCTCTCAGAAGCCGAAAATCTCGAAAGGACCGGCGTTTTAAGTGCTGCCGAATTTATAAAATGGCGGGACGCGGTAGAGGTAATGCTGGGCGACCCTGGCAAACTACTACCTACTACCTCAACTGCGGAATTTTCCGCACACATACGCCTCGACATAGATAAAACCCTGACGTCCATACGATCTGTATCGGTCAATCATGTGGGGCAAATTCACTTAATCGAATGGTCCCGAACAAGCGCAACTTCCCTTTTTAATTTCGGAAAAATCGAAGAACTGCTCTCAACCCGCAAGCCTTGACCAGATATCTAATACGGCCCCGCCCGGCGCGAAGCAAATCATCACGCTGTCTGCCAAGTTCGGGGAGCGCGTGCCGTCGGGGGCTTTGTCGACCAACATCTTACCGACACCCTTCAACGACCAGGTAGGCTGTGACAATTCGGCCACCAACTGTAATAGCATTTCTTTGTCCATGTCGCCGTCGAGTGAGATAATCTCGTCCGGATCGAACGCCATGCCTTCGAAGACAGCCCTGTAGGTATTCAGGAACAAGGTGCGTAAGTGCCACCACGCTTGCGCTTTAGCGTTGGCGAAAAAGTCTTTATTCTTGCGTTTATTAACCATTTCTCCGTCGGGATCATGCACGGCGCCAGAGCCTCGGAACGGTTCGACCGTTAATTCCCCGCGCCCCTCGAATCGTCGTTGCTCGTTGATTACCCGCGCATCCCCGCGCACACCTGCGCCCAACCCGTCAGCATCGTAATGGAAGCCGGCGTAACCATGCGCGTCGCATATGTCGAAACTTTTTTGCACCGACTCGAAGATATCGTCGCCTTTCCCACTCCACGACTTCATAAAATTGACGAGAATGCCGTAGCGGCCACACAGTGCGTTTAAGTCGACGCCTCGGTCCGCTACGTCCATCGCTGCCCGCTTGGCACCCGTCGGTTCGATACCGAGCATGATGTGCGCGTTGATCGATGCTTGCACCCACTCAGAAGGAATGAGCACGCCCTCAACGCTGGCGCTGTAGTTGATATCTATTTCCTGCGCCACGACGACGGGGCTATGCTCTGCGCGCATTTTAGCGTACCAGGCATCATCCTTGCGCGGATCGTCGCGCCAATGGAATGTGAACACGTCAATCTTGCCGCCGTGGCGCTTCTGTGCAAACGGATTGCCCAGGCCGTTAACGCTCGACAAATCTTGCCGGCAATTGGTCGTTTGAGACAAGCTGGCGTCGGTCAGCAGCGGGCGTTCCAAATGGGCCGCTTCGTCCACGAAGTAAATACTCGTACGATCACCGCGCCCGATACCGTCGCCCGACTCCCCAGATATGTGGCTGCCAGTATCGGGAAAGCTCAGGCGCATGTGCGGTGCATCGCCTGGCGTCCAACCACCGCGGAATTCAACGGGTAACAGCGCCATGAATTGCCGGGCTTTGTAGAATAGACTTTTTGGTGCGCCGATCTTGTCGACGTACTCTTCTTTGCGCGACCCGAACCCGATAACTAGATTGTCATGAAATAGGCATAGGGTGCACGCCAGGCCGACGGACAACCAGGACAGCCCCATGTCACGGGACTTTTCAGTCAGTCCGGGCTTTCGTGCGCGCCAGTGGTCGACAACCCACTCTACCCACTCTTCCTGCCTGGGAAATAGTAGGAAAGGCATAACGACCGGCAAGCCTATATCGGCGTTGCGCGGATCTGAGGTCATGCCCCAGTCGATCATAAATTGTGCGGGATGCTCTTTGTAGAACGCTTTGAGCGCTGGCAGAATGGACGGGTCTTCGCGAATGCGTTTTAAGCGTTCAAGTCTGTGCGCAAACGCTGCAATGTAGTCTGGCGCTTTAAAATCAAAGGGGTACGGGATCGGCACCCGTCAACCCATCAACTTCTGATACTGACGCGCAGCCTCGAGCGGATCGGTCGTCGTTAACTGGACGGATATGCCTGCATGTTGAATCGGGCCACCGTTCAAGCCGGTTTGCTCGACGACAGACACTTCTTTCCAGCCGGCACGACACTTGAGCCAGAATATCGCAGCCGATACGCTGGCCTTACCGTCGCCCATCGCTTTCAAATAGAGCGAGCGGGCAACCATGGCGTTCGCCGTCGACATGCCGTCGTCCAGCTCGGCACGGAAATGTAAGCGCAAGGTTTTCTCGTCAATGGGTTTGCCGGTCGCTGGATTGACGAGCTGGCGACACACAAGGTCTTGCGGCATCCCACACGCGACGGCCACACGTACATTGTCGCGCTGTGACTGGGTGGGTTCAAACGGCGGGTTGCGCGGTGCGGCATATTTTTTAGTCATTTTCGAGCGTCGCTTTCTTGCCGGTGAATTGTTCCCAGCGCTTCACTATAACATCGACATAGCGCGGGTCAAGTTCCATGAGCCGAGCGACCCGGCCGGTCTTCTCGCACGCGATCAACGTCGAGCCGCTGCCGCCGAACAGGTCAAGCACGACGTCGCCGCCTTTTGAACTGTTCGTCAGAGCCTTGGCCACGAGTTCTACCGGTTTGGGCGTGGTGTGGCCTTCGACCCGTTCCTTATCGAAGCGCCAGACGCTCGTCTGCTTTCGATCCGAGTGCCAGGAATGGGCGCCGTTATCCATCCAACCATACAGGCACGGCTCGTGCTGACTTTGGTAATCGGTCCGGGACAGTGCCAGGGAATTCTTGGCCCAAATAATCATTGAGCTGAAATGAAAGAATTCGCGGAACACAGTGTGAAATATGTCGGCGCAACGATCCGAGTGGAACACGTATATAGAAGCGCCCGACTTGGCCGAAGCCAGGTAGTTACCGAACGCGCCCCTTAATAGATCCGTCAGGCCGCCCCGGTCATCGTTCTTGATGCCTTCATAGTCGACGCCATACGGCGGGTCTGTAAAGATCATGTCAGCCTTTACGCCAGACATAAGGCGGTCCGCGGCGTCAATATCGGTCGCGTCGCCACAACCTACCCGGTGCTGGCCACAAAGCCACACATCGCCCAATTTAGCGACCGGGTCAGCCAGGACCGGCGGCACGTCGTCCTCGTCGGTTTCACCTGGCGGCAACTCTTCAGGCATGAGTTGTGACAATTCGTCGTCACTAAAGCCGAGCAATGTCAGGTCGAACCCGCCGTCTCCCAAGCCGATCAACTCGGCTCGCAACAGGTCCGCGTCCCACCCGGCATTTAGCGCCAGTTTATTATCCGCTATTACATACGCCCGCTTTTGCTCGTCCGTCAAACCCCCTAGCACGATGCACGGTACCAGGTCAATGCCACGCAGCTCGGCAGCCATATCCCGGCCATGCCCCGCGATAATCTCGCACAACTCGTCAATCAGTATCGGATTAGTCCAGCCGAACGCGTCCAGGCTTCGGGCAATCTGTTCCACTTGCTCAACACTGTGCGTTCTGGAATTGGTCGGACGCCGTACGAGCGATGCGCGCGGCAAGTATAAAATATTTAAAAGGCGGGAAGTTTGGTCCATTCGGGCATTCTACGGCCACATTGAGCGCTTGTACAGTCCTTGCAATGTTGCCCGCCGACACTTACGAATTTAACGGGTTTGGCCTCGGCCAGCCTTTTTCTATTTTGTAATCCTATAATATAACAATATACCTATTACGTCCTATCATACCTATTGTTATATTATAGGATTTAATTCTCAAATACCAGGAACTAAAGTGAAAGGTGTTAAATACCGGTAAATTGCGTTAAAAACGACCTTTTCGTTGTCCTTTGTATAAATTTTAGACTCTCTAAAATTCTTAAGCGTTCTTGAAGAGTTTCACCTGAATAGGATTTTAGATTATAATCCTAGTTTTCAACATATGACTGAGGAAACACTATGGATATCACCGAGCGGGAAACTGCTAGATTGGCTGGTCTGAAAGTCTATTTCACTGGAAAACTTTGCAAAAACGGTCACGTATCTCATCGCTACGTGCAGTCGGGGACTTGCGCCGAATGTATTAACGGGTCGAGGAACACGGACTTGCGCCGCGTGGGGTTGCCGGAAGATGTGGTGCGCGCCGAACTTAAGGCGCGGGAAACAGGGCAGGCCGAGGCAATCAATCGTGCCACTCTGCTGAAGGAAGAACACGAACAGCGCGTTGCTGCCGCCGCCAAAGCCCAAGCCGAGGCAGAGGCGCTAGAACGAGCCAGGGAACTTGCTAGGCGCGACATGCGTGTGCTGCATGCCCACATCGTTGAAGAGGACTTGAGAGCCATCCGAGAATTTGCGGTATTCATGGCTCAATCAGTCGCGCCTGTTTTGCAGTATGACGATGTGATCCGAGCAGACCATTATAAAAACGGGGAACATTATCTTTTTTGGTTGCCTCTTGAGTGCAAGGCGTTGGTCGACGCGGAATGGCAACGGGCCTACAAGGTGCGCCGCCCTATTGTTCAGCCGTGGGACGGCGTGATGACCGTGGAACGCTTGCGAGGCTATTACCCGCAATGGTACGAGATTAACGGAGACCTTTATTTTACGGAACCACCTACCGTCGAGGTACGTAAGTATGACGGGGAAGAAATGGTACGGCTTGGAGGGAGGTGGTACCGGGACTGGGAGTTAACCAGAATGATGCGTGGCACGCTGTCTGGCGCCGCTCCCGTTAGTGAGAGTTGGGCGCCGGAAGGCTAAGCGGCTAGACAAGTCAACATGGTGTTGGCCAGGTGTTGTAATTTCCGGGCCAGCTCTAACAGCTCGTCCGGAGACACTTCAGGCGGGACGACTACATGCACGTGCGGCGTATCGAAGTAGAGACTGCCCGGCGTATCTGAGACGCGCCGCGCCGGCACAATATCAAGCGGTGTGGCTACCGTAACGCGGTTACGTGGCTCTCCAACGAAGTCGAGCACGTTGTCCATACTGTCCAGGCCGAGCGGCGCCAACAGCCCGGCAACAGCAGCAAGCGCGGCCTTTCCTTCGAAGTCACCAATAATCTTGGCAATCTTGCGCGGCCCGAGATGCTCGTACAGCTTCGCGCATCGATCCATGCGGCGGTTAACAGTTTGATAGCTTCGGGAATCTGAGGTAAGGCAATCGACTTGCCCGGCGCTGGCGTAAATGCCACGTAGTACTTTCTTAGCGGCAAGAGAAGCGCCGCCGTGTACGTGATAGGTGATCAGACTAACGGATAGTTCGACCTGTAGTGCCTGGCGGGACAGCAAAAGAGTGCCGCGCATTGCTTCGATGCAAAAGTTTAAATCTTTCATGGTGAAAACTCCCTCTAAAAAGTGAACTTCGGAAGCCTAGAGTAGGCCGACCCTGCCGCGCCGTATGTGCGGTACCCGACGTTCACTCTAAAAAAGGTAAAAGTCAACCAGATGTTGCTCTTTTGCGACAGTAGTCCCGACCGGCTTCGGTGATCTTATCGCCGACCATCCAACCGCGTGAGCGAAGCGCTTCCTTCGTGCGATGGTCGGCCATTGGCGGGAACCCTTTCGCAATTCGACGCAACGCTGTCAACATGGGGACTGAGCAATACGGTAGGGGCTTGGCTTTCATGGTCACTTTCAAAGGCAAAAATACGTAAGTTGGTAAAGTCGCGCAGCGCGCGGGTTCATGACCGATTTTTCAGCAACGTTGCGCAGTGTTCCAAAGCGTCCTTTACTTGGTCATAACAAGACTCGCTGTCTGTACTCACATCTTCACCTGTTCAATGATTGATTCTGGGTCTATCCGCTCCAGCGATGCGCTTGATGGCAATTTCAAAATATCCCGCGTTAATTTCCATGCCGATAAACTTTCGGCCAGTGTTCACGCAGGCGACGCCTGTTGTGCCGCTACCCATGCAGTTGTCGAGGACTGTGTCGCCTGCGTTTGTGTATGTGCGGATTAGGTATTCCATTAGGGAGACTGGTTTTTGTGTTGGGTGAAGTTTCAATAGTCGGTTGTCTTTAGCAAATTTTAATACGCTACGCGGGTACCTAGACGATGATTCGTACGCGCCTCTGATAGCTGTTGATTTACTGTAGTTAGGGCCGTGCGAAGCGTAAGAAGCGTTAACACGTTTAATAGTATGTCCTGCAGTCATTTCTGGATTATAAATTGGCTGCTTTTTATAAAAAACTAAAATGTTTTCGTGCGCTTTTAACGGTGACTTTTTCGCGTTTAAAAAACCTGTTGCTGCAGTCTTCTCCCATATCCATTCATAACGCAATAAATCTATCTGAGAAGCACCAAGCACTTTATCAAATGGTGTCTGCGCAGTGAGAACGATTGCGCCACTGCAGATACGCTTGTACTCTTTCCATAGAGCGTCCAACTGCAAAACGCTGTCCCACTTATTGCGCGTGGTACCATACGGCAAATCACACAAGATCATATCAACGCTGGCGTCTGGGATTGATTTCATCAACTCTAAGCAGTCGCCTCGGTGTAATTTGATAGTCAATTTATTTCCCAGATAAACCCTATCCGGCAAGTTTTGGTTATTGGTCATTTCGGCTCCTTTAGTTCCGGTGATAGTTGGGTCATGCTAAATACTCCACGTTGTAAGTTGGATGCTGTTTTTCATTTCGATACTCCCTGTAAATTGCGGCTCATGGCCGCTTGTTGTGCTACGGAATAGGTGTAGGCCACGAGTGCCGGGTCGAGCAATTCGGAGGCGGGCGTGTCGGTCTTGACGTACAGTACCGGCCGCGTAGAGTCTGGCGACACGTCCGAAGTGGTACGCCCGCCAGGCAACGCGCGGTGTACTTCATAGCCGAGGCGCCCGAGTGTTTCCTTGATTTTAAGCGCGGACATAGGCTTATCGAGCCGGCGCTTAAGCATGACGACCGACACAAACCCGCCGCAAAAGCCCGGCTCTTGCAGCTCGACCCACTCTTGCAAATCTTGCTCGACACCGGTGCGGCCATCCTCGATCGCTTCCAATGTGGCCGACGTGCGCGGGGCTTCCTGGCAGCGGCCGCCTGGGTTGAAACGTGGGTCAATCTCGACGGTGTGTAAATACTCGGTAATGTAGGCGTAGCCGCCCGACTCGAGCCAGGGGATAAACTCGTCAGCAAAGAATGCCTCGGATAGACCGTCGGCGGCGCGAGTTCGTTTATTTTGTTGCGCGCAGTATAAGGTAGCAATGCGGCGGGAGTCTTCAGTAATACTCATGCCGTCGCGATGGTTGTCGGTAAAAATCCAATTGCCGCAGATGTGCTTTTGTATAGAGTCGATACCTTTGTACGTAACCGGTTGCTCAGGCTCAGTGATTAAGCTTTTGAGCGCTTCCATCGTAGTGGTGCGGTCTTTAAGAGTGTAGATATCGTCAGCCACGTAGAGCAGGTTGTTTTCCATCCAGCCGTTGAACCCGTTTTCGATCATGGGCGCTTTAACGTTGAAAACATATTTGTCGCCGAGTGCGCGACGTAAGCATTTAATAATCAAGCTTTTTCCGTTACCCTCGGTACCCTGTAGGAAGATAGCCCAACGGAATTTGATTCCTTTGTATTGAACGACGGCGGCCAAGTAGGAAAGTAGAATTACCGCGTCGTCACCTTTCGGCAACAGTTTTTTAAGCAAATTCAGGAAGGGGGTAACGTCACCGACGCGACGGTCAACGGTCGCTTCTTTATAGACATTCACCCAGTCCCGTTCCCCCCGCGTGATGACCGTTTGAAAGGGCATATCAGGACGGAAACAGGTACCCTCGACGTGAGGGAAAGCAACGGCTTGATTCTCTAAAAATGCGGCCCATGGGTCAGTAGTAGTTTTGTCGTTCATTGCGTCCATACAATACGACTTGCCTGCGAATCGCGCCTTGAATCGGCCCTGGTCCACAATGTCGCCATTCGGAAGCAATACCCCGTGATGGTCCTGCACGTAGATGCATCCCTTGAATACTTCGGCCAGGCCGTCCACGTTGATAAACCCACTATCAGTGCGCGCGACGGCCACACGGATAGCGCCGGTTTGCTTTTCCGCGACGAGAGGTTTGTCGATCAATACGCCGCCGGCATGCGCGGCACACGCCTTGAGGATGGTCGTGGTCATGTAATCGTCGCGCTCCCACTTCTCACGCGCCAGTCCGGACAGACGCATCATTCGGTCGATACGTTCACAGTTTTTGCCAGTCCAGAAGGCCAACTGCATCGCCAGGGCAGAGTCGGCCGCCGAGCCGTCGTAAGGGTCGACCCCGTTGCCGTCAGGAGGGAAGGCCAGCGCCAGGCGGTCAAGGTCGCGGTTCCATAGATCCGCAAAGGTGGCACGTATCGTACCAATGTCGCCGAGCTTAGACGAGGTGCGCAGGGCGCGTTCAATGATCCGAGCGTCACTATCCGCACAGTACCAGCCGTCGCAGCCTTCAGTCGTCCAGGTTTGCGGCGTGTCGGCGCTTCCTTCGAGGCGTAGCCATTTGTCCGTGATGGCCGACAGAGCAGAGGTGTGGACGGTACCCGCGTTGCCGATAATGCCGGTACCGGTGAGCGCCACAAAGCGCTTTTCCGTGTACAAGTCAAAGAGCTTGTTGGTTATGTCCTTTTTGCGACGATGCGTCGGCGCGACACCGATACCGATGATGTGGAGACCGCGACCTGACTGAGATATTTCGACGGCGGCGCCAGGGAGTCGGCCACACAGTTCGTGAACGATGGGTGTCCACTGGCCGGAGGCGTCAAGACAGTTATCGACGTCAATAAAGAAAAAAGGGTCTTGCTCGGTGAAGGTAAAGCCAACGCCATAACTGTCGCCCCACGCCGTCGCAGTACGACACGCGGTCGCCGCGTCAGTCCAGATGGCCGGATCGTGCGCGTCGTGCTTGCTGCCCGTGAGTGGGTGCAGCGGGTACTTAAAAGTCTTGCCGGGTTTGTCTGGGTCGGGCACGAATTGACAGACAATAAATTGCCGGTAGAGCGCCAATGGCGCCAGTGCCTCGGGGAGAAATTGCATTATGTGCGTCCCGGTCAGATAAGAGAGGCGCGGGCCAGGACTTTCAAATCTTCCGGTGCGTGAGACGCTCGGGGGTCTTTCGCCGCCATCCCTTGCGCCACAATCTCGGGTATACGTTGCGCGATGGCGGCGCCCATGACCGCCCGTTGTAACATTTTCATGGTGGAGAAATGGTAATTGACGAGGCCACACGATATGCCGAGCGCCGCCGCCACCTTTTCGCGCCGGATATTCTGGTACCCGTCCGCTTTCGCGTGCTGGATTGCCATGTCGAGAATTGCGGTTTTATTTTTGTTAGACATTTAAATAGCTTTCGATAAAGACTTGAGCTTGGATAGCATTGATGGCGTTTCCGTAGGCGCGTGTTTTCCCCGATCTGTTGCTTATGTTTTTCGCAAGAGGGAAGGTATCGCAGGCATTCTTGAGTTTGGTTTCAGGCCAAGCCGAACATGCGTTTTGTGCCAGAATTGATGACAGTAAATGCAGAGGGTCTGTAGATTCTCGTCGGTATTGTTCGTCCAGTTCTCGTCTACGTGATGCACCTGTAGACGAGTCGTCGTACCACAACACTCGCAGGAGGGTTTCCGTTTCTTGCGGGCTTGGGCGTGAAATGCCTTGCGAGACAATCCCCCTTTGAGTCTCGAATTGGCGCAAGAAAGCGAGCAAAACCGGCGCTTCAAGTACGCTTGAAAGTCTTCCAGTCTCCCTGACTCGTTGCGCTTCCGGCTCAAGCGAGCGTCGCACATCAGACAACGCTTTTCCGATGTTTCTTTGATGTTCTATCGACCAGTCATTTATTTCTTTCTCGATTTTTTCAACGGTTCCGGGGCACAGTTCCCCCAGGCTTCGGGTAGACCCATCAACCATCTGCTTAAAGCCGGGTTGAACGGGGCGCCAGTAACCGTCTCGACAGGGAATCCAATCGGCGGCGGCCCAATAACCTCGGGTTGCTCCGTACTGCCGTGCGAGTCTGGAAACCCTCTCTTGTTCGCTCTCGGTGTTGACCATTCCAACAAGTTCCGGACGCTGTCCGTATATCGATTGTTCCCCGCCTGATGACCGTTCGTATTGCTCGGACATGTCGGCGTGTTCCACGCTGCCAGAAACGCCTGCCTCGGCAACTGATCCGCTCGTTCTTTTCCGTCGCGCTGCGCAGTCATCCCCGGCGAGTCGGGACTGGAAGGACTCGCCGGGGTCACCCAGCTTGCTAAGGCAACTATCTGAGTTAGGGGTTTCCCTGAATCTTGAGGTCGAGCATCTTTCACACCCCGTGTCGCATCCTGAACAGTTGGGGTCGGCCACCCAGTAAGCGCGCTCTCTTCGATGCGGCCCCCCGACGCTACAAGACGGGAATGCGATCGCCCCGAAGGCATAACCCACGGCTTCCAGGTCAGTTTGTACAAGGTCGACCCAAGGTTCAACAGCCTTTGCCGCAACTTGTTCTCCAAAGACGACTGGAGGGTTGCACTGTTCGATGAGGTGATAGAAAGCTGGCCATAAGTGCCGCTCGTCATTGAATCCACCGCCTTTACCTGCCGAGCTGAAAGGCTGGCACGGGCAACTTCCCGTCCAAACTGGTCGAGAATCTGGCCACCCGGCCCCGCGTAAAGCGAGAGACCAGACGCCGATTCCGGCAAAGAAGTGGCACTGCGTGTAGCCGATAAGGTCATAGGGGGTAACATCCTCAATACTGCGTTCATCAACGTCGCCGGGAGCAATCAGACCGGCGGCTATCAGGTTCCGTAACCATTGCGCGGCGTAAGGGTCAATCTCATTGTAATAGGCACGAGCGCTCAAAGCGTACCCTCACCAGAGCAGAACGCCGCGTCGCCGCCGAGCGAGATAATAAGTTGCGCCCACTCCAGTTGCGGCCCTTCGCGCGCAGGGTCTTCCCCGAACGTCCAACGAGAATGTTTGCATTCACGCGACACAAAGCGCCCACGTGGCTGCCCAACCTCGGCTAACGTAATCGGACGAGAGTCAATGCCGATCAGATCGCCGCTCTTGAGGACGGTGTTGCGCGCCTTGGAGTCATTCGCCAGTCCGTAGCGCACTGGGCGCCCTGTTAAATCCTTGAGCGCGCCGACATTATTTCGGTATAAGCGGACGCCTTTTATCGCTCCCTCAAGCACGACCCGAGATTGCACGCGGCCTTCCGATTCGTCGGTATCGGAACCGTTGAAGGCAGGACGGTCAACGTCGCCCCACATGGCGCGCAGTTCGATCAGAGCGTCCATGCCTACGTGATGCCGTAAAGCCCATTCATATAAAGTCATTTGCGGGCTTCCCGAATAGATACGTCTGATATGTAGTTGCCCATAGCGAGCGGCACTAAAGGTTTTTGTTCGATGGTCAGAACAAACCCGAGAGCTTCCGACTCGGCAATTAAATTAATTGCTTTTAGACGGAGTAGGAATTTTTGGTGCGCTTTCAGGTACGTTTCGTTATCCATAGTTATTGCCTCTTCAAAAGTTGCACCGAGTTTATATTTAAACTGACGGTTGCGTCAATATTATTTAGGGCCAAGTGAGCACTTATTTTTCCGACCCACTCCCACATTTCGCGCGCAGGCAAGGTTTGGATGGTGCCAACGTCGGTACCGAACGTAATAAAAAATTCCCGCCATTGTTCGGCGCGGTCTGTGATGCCTCGTGCGTCAAGGTACCCACCGTACCAGGCAAGCGCCCCAACGACGGCCACGTGCGCCTGGCGCTTCTCGTGCGCGATGTTGTACAAGCGCCCGATGATGGCATCTGACGCCCCGAACGGTGTGGCGTACGCCTCGTTCTTAATGCCTTCAATCTTGGCGTACATTTGCGCCAGCATCGCCGCATCCAGCTCGTTCAAATCGCCCTCGACCATTTCTGGTGCGGATCGATCTGCCGGCAACGGTACCGGGAAGTCGCAGTGCGGGCAGGCGACGCGGAAGCGTTCAAAAGGTTGGTCGCATATGGTACCGGTACCACCGTACTTGTGTACGACCCCGTCTATTTTCTCAAACGTGCCGCCGACGTTCAGGTTCGAACAGAAGCGGAAAGGGATTGCGTCGGTCGGCCCCGCATCAGTACGCCCGACTCGACGGTCAAGGGTCCACTCGCGGTGGCATAAGTCCATAACGAGCGTGCCGAGCCACGGATCCACGCGCATGACGGCGTGCCGGAAGACGTTACCGACATGGTCAATAATTACAAAGTGGGGTTTTGGACCGGTGGCAATGTGCGCCCGGCGTTGCTCGTCTGTCCTCTCGTCCCACGTCGCTTGCGTAGCGTCGTCTAGCATGACGCGGCCGGGGCGTAAAGACTGTTGGACGAACAGCGAGAACGATTCGGTCTTTCGCGCCAGGCTGACAACCTCGGCGGCCGGAAAGTCTACACCCTCCCCGAGCAGGTCCACGTTGACGAGCTGCAAGACTTGCCGGTTTTCGAAGCGGGCAAAAATATCGTTGCGTAAATCCTCGGGAGTGTCAGCGTGGACGACCTCGGCCGGCACCCCCGCCAGTTTGAAAGCTACGGCTATCTCGACCGCCGAGGCCACGTCGACGGCAAACGTAATGCCAAGCTTACCTGGCGTGATGCGCAGGTAATGTTTGACTACGTCTCCCACGAACGTATCAGAGGCGTGGACTGCCTGGCATAACTTGGCGTGGACCAGCTCCCCGGAAGGCCCTACCGGTACGGTGGTGTAGTCGATATCCGAGGGAGCCGTAAAAATGCGGTAATCGGTCAAGTACCCCATGTGGATTAGTTCGCGCAGACTGGGCGCTTCAACCATGACGTCAGCCAGCCCGTCACTGTGAGAGCCGAGGCCGTTACCATCAGCGCGACTCGGTGTGGCTGACACGAGCAGCCCGCGCACATGTTCACTTGTGAACAATTTTACGGCACGCCCCCATTGGTTCTCTTTAAGAAAGTGGTGCCCCTCGTCTCCCACCCATTTAGTAACCTGGCAGATCCACGGCCACTCTGGGGAGTCTTTCGTCTTGCGTGCCAGGGTACCAACGCCAGCCACACCGATCAGGGCGTTCGGGTCAACGAAATGACGGCCGAGTTTTTTAAGGTGCGAACGCTTGGCCGCTTTGGCCGTATCATCAGAGCCGATGATGCGGTGGCGCACCCCGTTGCGTGCGAGAGACAGGGAAATTTGCGTAACTAATTTGTCGCGGTGGGCGATGACACAACCGGCGCCGACGTGTTTGCGCATGACTTCGGAAAACACAACAGTCTTACCAGCGCCACACGGCGCCACGGCAAAAACGACTTTGAAAAATAAGGACCAGGCTTGTTCGATTCGGGAAATAAGAGACGCTTGATAGGGACGGAGCGTAGGCATGGAAAAATATTTTCTAAAAAAGTTGACGGTGCCGTCAGTTCAAGCATATTATTGCACCGTTGCACAAACCGATCAATATTTTTCTGAGGATAAAATGATTAAAATTGAAGTGACTGACCCGGCGCTACTGAGTGACCGGGAATTAAAAAGCCTCGGAGAATTTTTTAATTCTCTGGCCGGTATCGCTGCCCCCGAACGAGAGGCCGTGTCTTATTTGAGTATGCCGATCCCCACAAATTTAGTAGCATCACATACCCACGCCCGCATCGACCAAATAATTACTTCGCAAGTCGAGTCCGTCGCGAAGGCTATCGATAACGACGATAACCCCGGCACCGGTGCCGAGACCGAGGAAGACAAAGCTTTCCGTGAAATGGCGAAAGCTTTCGGGGGTACTGGGATTGGAGGCGAAACTGAATCTATCCCAAAGTCTTCGGCAATACCTCACCCCGCTTGGCCGTTCCCGACTCTTGCATCTTCCCTTACGGCTGCCCCTTTGGCTGCACCGGTACCGAATGCCGGGAACGCCGACCTTGACGCTGCTGGCCTACCTTGGGACGGTCGCATACATTCAAGCGGCAAGAAAAAGAATAAGGGAGACGAGTTGTGGACAGCGAAACGCGGCGTACCCCCCGCGCTCGTTGTTGCAGTTGAAACCGAGTTGCGGGCATTAATGGCGCTCCCAAACGTAGGTGGCAACATACCGTCGATACCCGTCCCCGGCGTAGCCGCTACGACTTCGGCCGCCATACGTCTGCCTGCCGAAGTTCCGGTACCCGGGCTTGTCGCGGCTGCGCTTCCCCTACCAAATAGCGTTACGACTTTTGCGCAACTGGCGCCACGCGTCATGTCAGCGACAGCACAGGGCACGTTCACGCATGCCGATGTGGCCGCTGCTTGTAAAGCGTGTGGGTTGCCTAACTTCCCAAGTTTGGCCGCTCGTGAGGATTATGTGCCAGCAGTGTTTAAACTTCTTTTTCCGAACGGCTGATTATGAAAATCGAGAAAATACCGGACGAAGCGATACCGACGGCCGCTCTCGTTAAGGCATCGTTAAGCGTCATTGACGAAGTGCTCAAACAGACAGGTCTTGTAGAATGAGCGGGCAACACGCATTCTTACCACCATCCGGCGCGGCAATTTGGGTGAAATGCGCCGCCGCGCCAACCATGTGGCGGCGATATCCCGAAGCGTCCGATAAGGTCGAGGCCATAGAAGGGGAGGGCGCGCACTGGGCATGTGAGGAAATGCAAGCCGGACGAGTGATCGATGTGGGTCTTGTCGCACCTAATGGCGTGGTGCTTACCGAGGAAATGGTCGAAGGCGCGGAGTTGTATTTTGGTGAAATACTTGACGTTCTTGCCCGATACGCCGCGTTTCCTCGTCCCACTCTTCAAGTAGAGCAACGCGTAACCATGCCGAGCATCCACCCGGAAAATTGGGGCACGCCAGATACTTGGTTTTGGGTAGACAAAGCAAAGCACCTGTACCTTTTTGACTACAAGTTCGGTCACGATTACGTGGACGAGTACGAAAACTGGCAGCTGATGGACTACGCGTCAGGCATTCTCGACATGCTCGGCATTGACGGCCACGAAGACCAGCGCACCACGGTAACTCTTACCATCGTTCAGCCTCGTTGCTTCGGGCACGGCGACCCGGTGCGACGTCTGACGGTTAGAGCGTCTGAGCTGCGCGCGTCGTTCAATATTCTACGCATGGCGGCCGAGGCAGCGACGGCACCAAATCCGGTCGCGACGGTTAACGCCAAATGCAAACACTGTGCGGGGCGTCATGCCTGTGAAGTGTTGCAGCGCTCGGCATATGAGGGAATGGCCTTGTCTAAAGTGTCGGTACCAGTGGATCTGCCGGCGCCAGCTCTCGGGCTTGAGTTGGCTATGCTTAAACGCGCAATGGAAGCAATGAAGGCCCGCGTGTCTGGTTTGGAAGAATCGGTCTTTGCGGCGGTCCAGCGCGGCGAACGTGTGCCGGGTTGGTTCGTCGAATACTCGTCAGGCCGTCAGATATTTAACCGGCCCGCCTCTGAGGTTATCGCTCTCGGTGAACTAATGGGCATACCTCTCGGCAAGCAAGCGACAGTTACCCCGAAACAAGCTATCAAACTCGGCATCCCCGAGTCAATTATTACCGCCGTATCTGAAGTCCCACGCGGTGCACCTAAACTGGTCGCCGACAATTTAACTGCAATGAGAAAGGTATTTTCGAAATGAGTAAAACGCAAATTAACATCACTACCCCGGTAGGCCGCATTGTAGGCGGTTCCCTATACGACGCGAAAACCACAGACTCCAAAGGTGCACCGCTCGTGTTCAAGTCAGGTCCGAACGTCGGGCAGCCACGCACTGAGTATTCAATCGGTGTGGCTTTCCCTAAGACCCCAGGCGTGACGCACTGGGCGCAAGAGGCTTGGTTGCAGCCTGTTTGGAATATGGCGCACGCTGCATTCCCGGCTGGCGAAGCGAAGCACCGCGACTTCAGTTGGAAGATTACGGACGGCGACTCAATCGAGCCGAACAAGAAGCAAAAGCGCCCGTGCGACCAAGAGGGCTACAAAGGGCACTGGGTGATCTGGTTCACTGACGCCAGCAAAGCGCCCCGCGTGTGTGACGCCAAAGGTACCGCACTTATCCTTGAGCGCAACGTCGTCAAACCGGGCTACTACGTGCAAGTGTCGGGAGTCGTGGACGACAATAAACCGAGCGAGTCGCCCGGCCTGTACTGGCAGCCGTCCTTCGTGGCCTTCGCGGGTCATGGCGTCGAAATTAATTTCGGCCCAAGCTTGGCCGAGGCTGGATTCGGGAACGCGGCGTTGCCTGCTGGTGCCAGTCCTGTACCTTTGGGCGGCATGGCTGTCCCTGGCGTTCCCGCTCTACCGGCACCGGCCATGCCTGCGGCAACGGTTAAAGTAATGACCGCTAAAGCCGGCGCGTTAAAGTATGAAGACTTTGTTAAACCGGGCAGCCCTTGGACCGACACATTGCTTATTTCCGAGGGTTATATGGAAGCATCGGCGGCCACACCGCTCCCTTTGCAGAGCGCGGTTGGTTTTGTGCCGACGCCTGGCACCCCTGCCCCGATTGCACCTGTTCCCGTAATCGCTAATCCTGCGATGGCGGCAATACCGGTACCCGGCGCGGCGGCTGCCATCCCCTCACCTGGGCCGGTTGCACGAACTATGACGGCGGCGGCAGGCGGCTATACGTACGAGCAATTGATTGCGACGGGTAAGTGGACCGACGCCCTGTTAATACAAAACGGCTTGATGTTGGCGTAACGGGCATAACACGGGGTTCCTATCCTTAACCGCGTTTGGTCACGTGGGACACAGGCCGAGAATGTTAACCGTCGCCTACCGTGAAAGCATTCATCGGGCGGCGGGTTGCCTACATAAACACGCGGGAACCGGCAACTGAACAGCGGGAATTCTCGGCAATCGACCAATTTTAAAGGACGGGTATGACGAAGAAAAAAAAACCGAAATTGTACCGCTTCGGTGGCGCACATCGGCTGTTCGTACCGCCAGCCACGCTTGGGCAGCTCGTCGAGGTTTGGTGGCACCGAGGCATGAAAACGTCACCAGGCATGCCAGAGTATTATCTACGCGAAAAGAGCCGCGCACGGGACGGATTGATACCCTTAAGTGTGCTGAAATTTAGACCCGGTGCAAAACCGGTACTGCCTGCGGGCATAAAACGACTTGAGGATATTGAGGGATATGAGCCGGAATAAACGAGAAGGGAAGTACGCCGGTTGGGCGTTCGGAGAGCATTGTAGGGGCAACGGTACTTTACCCGCTCCACGGACATGTGTTCTCGTGGTACCAAAATCTCTACATTACGGTAGAGTTCACATTTTTAAGTATCGTGCGCGGGTATGCCTGGCGGCGCATTTGTAATAGGGTTCTAAAATGAAAATAATTAAACGCGGTATTCCTGACCCGGTTCTTATACCGACCCTTCAGGCAAATTGTCTAATTTGTAAAACAGTATTCCAATTTTACGCGAGCGAGAGGCGGCGTGTTGAGAGTACCGGGGTGTGTTCGATTGATTGCCCCGTTTGCACTCAGCCGGTACTTGAAAATAACTTTTATATTCCTAAGGTGTCTTATCAATGATGCCTTTACCCCCAACTCTCGACTCTCTCCCTGCCGGACACCAGTTCTTCGTCGGCATGGGACGGGCGACAGTCCTGCCAGATTGTGATTTTGAAACGTATAGCGAAGCCGGGCACACCTGGGACGAAGCAACCCAAAAATGGGAGACTTTGCCCGGTGCGGTAAAAAAGGGACTTCCCGCTACTGGTGCCGCCGCGTATGCCGAGCACGCCAGTACGGAAGTGCTGTCCTTTAAGTACGACCTCAAAGACGGACACGGCCGGCGACACTGGGTACCCGGCATGCCAAACCCCGACGACCTATTCGCGTGGCTGTCTCGGGGCGGTTTGATCGAGGCGTGGAACGTGGGCTTTGAGCGCTGGATATGGAACACGGTTTGTGTTGTAAAGTACGGATGGCCTGTCCTGCACCAGGCGTCTTGCCGGTGCGCGATGGCGAAAGGGCGGGCGTCGGCCACGCCAGGGGCGCTAGACAAGGCGGCGGCCGTCCTGGCACTGGCTGTCCGCAAAGATGCCGACGGCGACCGGCTGATTAAAAAGTTTTCCATGCCGCGCAATCCGACGGCCAAAGATAAACGTACTCGCTTGCTCCCCCCAGACGACCCGATCGATGGCCCGAAGCTGTACGCCTATAACGACCAAGATATTGTCGTCGAGGCCGAAGCATCTAGCCGGCTGCCGGATCTGGACGGGGAGGAGCTGGAATTCTGGCTATGTGACCAGGCCATTAACATACGCGGCGTCCAGATGGATCGCGAGGGTATAAACAATTGCATCGTCATAATCGACCAAGCGCACACGAAGTACAACGCTGAGCTTTACGGCATAACCGGCGGGGAAGTTGCCCGAGCGTCCGAAATTGCAAAAATCCAGCAATGGTTGCACGCTCGGGGCGTTCACTTGAATTCACTCGATGACGAGGCCGTCGAGGCGGCGCTGAAGTTAGGTCATTTGGAGGCCCCCTGTCGACGAGTTTTGGAGATCCGAGCCGCGATAGGTTCGGCAGCGGTGAAAAAAGTGTACACCATGCGCAACCAGCTCACAAGCGACGGGCGTCTACATGACCTGTTCTCGTACCACGCGGCCCATACTGGCCGAGCGACCGGCAACGGGCCGCAACCTACCAACCTGCCGAACAGCGGCCCGGCGGTCCTGTTGTGCTCATGCGGTAAGCATTGCGGCATGCGGCATAAAGTAGTCTGCCCGTGGTGTGGGGCTTTTATGGAACCGGGGCAAAAGCCGGTTGAGTGGTGCGCGGCGTCTGCATCTGACGCGCTCGAAGTGATCGCCACACAATCGCTCGAGACGCTGGAGTTTTATTTTGGTGACGCGATGTATACCATCGCTGGATGCCTGCGCGGGCTGTTTATCGCGGCGCCAGGGCACGACCTGATCTGCTCGGATTACTCGGCAATTGAGGCGGTCGGGGCGGCAATGATGGCCGGTGAAGAGTGGCGCATTGACGTGTTCCGTACGCACGGTAAAATTTACGAAATGAGCGCGTCGATGATTACGGGCGTACCGTTTGAGGAAATGATGCGCTATAAGGCCGAGACTGGTAACCACCATCCGACTCGGAAGACAATCGGTAAAATCGCCGAACTTGCCAGCGGGTACCAGGGTTGGATAGGCTCGTGGAAAGCGTTCGGCGCGGACGAGTATTTTACCGACGAAGAAATAAAGGACGCGATTTTGAAATGGCGGGCCAAGTCGCCCAAGATTGTAGAAATTTGGGGAGGCCAGGCGCGCGGTAAACCTTGGGAAGCGTCGCACCGGGCCGAGCTGTTCGGCATGGAGGGAGCCTTTGTGGCCGCCGTGTCAAGCCCAGGCAAGATGTTTTCCACGCACGGCATGGAGTTCACGTATCGGTCAGTAGAGGACGCGCTCTATTTACGGCTGTTGTCCGGACGCTACATTACGTATCGGGCGCCACGCCTCACGCCAGGCGGTCGAGACGGCCTGAGTCTATCGTACGAGGGTTGGAACACAAACCCCAAAAACGGCCCCATGGGGTGGATTCGAAAGAACACGTGGGGCGGTCGGCTCTTTGAGAACGCGGATCAGGCGACGTGCCGGGATATCTTGCGCCACGCTATAGTCAACCTTGAGCGCGCAGGCTATCAGGTCGTCCTGCACGTGTATGACGAGATAGTGGCCGAGGTTCCGCAAGGTTGGGGAAGTATTGAAGAGTTTGAACGCATCATGGCCACAATGCCAGCGTGGGCTGCGGACTGGCCGATTAAAGCGACCGGCGGTTGGCGACAAAAAAGATATTGCAAATAGGGATTGACGGTGTTGAATAATTCAACTATCGTGAAGGCTCTACCAATTTGAAAGGGTTCTAAAATGAAAACATTATTCTTAATACTCTTTACCGCCTGCATGCTCTTGACCTCCGTCGCTCAAGCGAACGACGACAACGACTTGCACTGTGCGGCACTCGTCAACGCCCTGCGCGAGATTGTAAAGGACCGTGTAGCGGGTGTGTCTAAAGAAGACGAACTGAAACAGTTAGAATCGGCCAACATGCTCCCCGCCGGCCGGGTCATCTATCGCACGCTAATTAACGACGTATACGCTCTGCCTGAACGTAAAGTGCAAATGTACCCTTCTGTGTTTTTCAGCCAATGTTTATCGGGGATGCGGTAGCATGGGCGCCAAAGAATCAGCCGCAATGAAAACCGCGCGCGAACTCGTAACGGGACCGCGTGGCCTGAATCAATCTCAAGCAGCCAAAGAAACCGGACTCACACGTGGCGCTATCAGCAAGGCCAAATGGTACCGGGAATTTAAAGCAACTACCGAGGGCAAAAAATGAAAAAACCGTTCGTTTCACAGAGCCGATATCACGGCGACAAATTCCCCCGCACTTTACAAGAGGCGTTTGGGCCGTATGCCGAACTGCATGTTAAACCGCGTCGGGCGGCGTGGCCCGGCTGCCTTTTTGTGATCTTGATCCTTCTGTACATCGGCCTGGTCGTACGGGCGTTCTGGCCATGACAGGCGCCTGCACCACGCGACAAGAGGGCGACGAGAAAGTGTGCGTGTGCGGGTTACGTTGGGACACCAAAGACGAACGTCCGGCGTGCCCTTCGCAGCCACATCGCCTCAAGCTGACCAGCACTCGAGCGCTCAGAAAAGCACTTAAAATTTTATCGGAAAAATCGAAATGATTAATCGGACTGAACCTCGTTCTACTCGAAGCCGTATCGAGAGTGTAGCGACGAAGACTGAAAGGGATCGGATTCGTGCGTTGCCTGCGGTAACGACTATCCCCCTCTATGGGCTTGAAGCGATCTATAACAGCAACTGCTCGTTAGAAATGGTGGCAAATGCGGCTATCGCGCAATTTCAGAAAGGGTTAGCGTGACCTCCGCACACGGCGCCTTGAAAGTCTTGGCAGCGTTTATTTGTTTTTGCGTGATTCCAATACTCTCGTATCAGGCGGGGTGTATCGTGCAGTTAAAACGGCAGCTAGCCGAGGCACGGGACGCCCCACTCTGTACGAATGTTGTCGAGCCGGTGCCGGCAGTCGAAGACTTAGGCCAACGTTGCGCCGGTTGGTACTTCGGTACCAATTTGGCCGACGCTAGACGCCGGATTTGCAGCAAGAGCAAGTAAAGCCGCGGCGGCCCATTTTTGGACGCCCGCGTAAATCAAAGTCCCTGTGTGGTAATCCTGGCCGAGCAGATCCAGGCATTCACTGGCGGGGGCTTCGTTCAATTCCACGTACTGCGCAACATCAACCCACGGTTGTCCCGGTAAGGTTAGAGGCAAATGAGGTACCGGGTCGCGCCCGTTCTTTGTACCGAACACCTGGCCGCAATGCCCGGCTACCAGGTCCCGCAACGTTGAGTACCCCGCACGCGGCGATTCGTATACCGAGAGCAGTTCGACCGGCACTCCGTACGTTGCGCATAAGCCTGCAAAGATCGAAGCGTGCATGCCGCCGAGAGAGTGGCCGCCAAGTTGGTTACGTGGACCAAAATACTGTCGGGCTTCATCGAACGCAACGGCCATCCCTTGCCAGCCTCCCTCGTGTATGACGCCGAGCGCGCCGTGCGAAACTGGTAGCGCTTCCGCATCAATCAAAACGTCGCGTACGTCATCAGTACCTCGAAATATGAAACGGCCAATACCGTCAGCCGTAGCGAACCCAAATACTACGCCCCCGATATTCCATACCTGCCTGAAGGCGGTCGAGTTCGGGTCGTATATTTCGACGCATGACAGGCGTGCGACCTCGACTATGTCAGCAACCTGGGCCGGAGTCATTTCGGGATTACCGGGGGAGACAGCAGGGTAGGGGCGGGCGCAGCTGGCGGCATAACTGGTACAGGCGTTGGGGCAACGATGGCACTTGGAGTAGATGCCGGCGGCGGCGTTACTGGCGCGATAGGAACAGTACGGCGCTTAGCCTTCGCTACGGGGGCTGGCGTCGGCGTAGAAGCTGCAGAGGGTACGACTTCAGGGACTTGCACGACCGGCGCAAGCGTGGCCGTCTGGGGCAAGCTTGCAGCGATGGCGGTAATTTGTGCCGACAGGGCAGCATTGCCGCTTATCGTTTCGGTAATCTGCGCGGCGGTCATTGCTGACTTGGTTACACACAGGGCGTTCACCCCATTGATATATTCCGCGTGTCGGTTCATCGCGTCGACAGACATGGTACAAAACTGCTCAACCGCGATCTGCAATCGTAAATCCTCGGCGGCGCGAAAATCGGTAATCGCGGTTTGGTTATACCCTGAGGCTACCGACGTAATGCCGGCGCAACCGTTCAAGAGTAACACGGCGCCTGATAGGAGCGCCAAAGCCAACAACGTATAGATTCGGGCAAACCCGGCCTGAGTCGTAACTTTAAAAGATATAGGCTGCGTGACAGCCACACGGGGCGTAGGCAGTCGAGAGTATAAATCGAGCGCTAGGATTGACAAGACGTGCCCGAACCATACGAGCGCGGACGCGACCAGCAAAACTACTTGAGGGGGCATAGCCATTTGTAGCTTAGTGTTCGCCAGCCATTCAACGGCCGGGGCGATGGCCGATACGCTGGCGCCCGCCATTAGCGTCTTACTACTTTGGGTGTAGCTCATAATATTTGCTCCAAGTTGTGCGCGGTCATCACTTCGATAATTTTAGTTGCGTAGTCCGGATCTGTAGCATAGCCGGCCGCAGCGATCGCCTGCGTAAAAGCTTCGGCGTTATCAACCAAAGCCAATGCGGCATGGTACCGTGGATTTGTCAGGATAAACGTGGCGTGGTCATCGATCGATGCCTGCCAATTGAGGTACGCGCGCCAGAGAGCAGGCACGGTAATTTCGGTACCCTTATAAAATTCTTGGGTGGGCATAGCGACGGTTAGGCCATGCCAGGACGTATCGGCTTTGACGCCGAATAAATTATTTGCCTTGCCCACCAGACCAGAACCGCCCCAGCCGGACTCTAGCGCGGCCTCGGCGATAGTGAACGCGACGGGAATACTGGTGAGTGCAGACGAGGCAATCGCGGCGGGTTTGATTTTATTGATGAAGTCGGCGGGTAACATTTTCACGGTATTAAGTCTTTCCAAGAGGGGAATTTCCCGTGCATTATCCCGAGGATCGTACCGTAAAGTATTACGATCGGTAAGATGATGCGGGCGGCCACGGAGAAAAACCGGCCTATTTTTACAATCTTTCGTGCGCTCGTTTCAGAGAACGTAATTATCGAAACAACGGCTGCCGTCTGGTCGACGTTTTGTTGAGTAATGCGTGTATTTTCTGCGATCATGCCACGCGTTTCCTCTACCGCCGCTTGAAGCGCGACCATGGTTAGCCGGCCCGCTTCAAGCTGTTGCATCATGAATTCGCGGTATTGAGGCTCACTCATGCTTTGTACCGATACCCGGCGTTCTTTGAAAGAAGTGGTCATAAGGGTCACTCTTGTTCGTGGTGGATAATTTCAATATCACTAAACTTGTAACCTTCGACAAGCCAGCCTTGCGCCAAGTATACCGGCATCGGTAAGTCGTGGATACCCTCGTCCTTACCGATGTGGAATTGTTTTGCGAGCAGTCTGCCGTTCACGGTCATATCATCAACGAACAGGTACGGGTCGACGACCTTTGTGTAGCTGTAGGTAGACACGTCATCGTCTGCCTGAACATCCACGACGGTCGCGCCGATAAAGAACGAGTCCCAGTCAAAGGACTGCGCGTAACTGCCCCACATGCCAGCTTTACACGCTGCGGCAAAGCGCGGCCAATCCCAGGCTTCCGCAAAGCATCGTTCGACTGGATGGTGGTGTGCCTCTAAAGGGTGTCCCGAGTCTTCAGCGGTCATGCCGGATAACCAGCACCGGCCATGCTCGCGGGCGATTAGTAACTTGCGAGTACGAACAAACAGTGCCGACGCTGATCCCCTGGCGTCATGACCCGGCACGATGTAGTCAGCCGTTAGAGTGTCTTTCTTTTCGTGATCTTCAGTCACGGGGGTACGGGCGCCCATGCTATTGAATGACGACGGACAACGACGTCGGGACCGTCACCGCGACCGTTGGCGGCTGCACGACTACGGGGTCGGCCACAACGACAGTAGCGGTCAGGGGCACGCCGAGAGCGTTGCCGGCCGCGTCTGCCGCATCGACGGCTAAGTCATAGGTGCCGTTCGGGACGTTGACGAACGTGGCGACCAGAGGAAAGTCGGCATTTGTGGCTGAGTCGGTATTTTCAACAGCCCCTACTGACGGGACGACAGAAACACCATTGGCTGTGAGCGCAGCAAAAATGCCCGAGCTAACGGTACCGGCGGGAAATGTTGCAGCCGACAGGCCTGTAGCAATTAGAATTAAGACGGTGCGTGACATGGTAATTCCTTCTGAAGTTAAGTAATAGATTGAACGTCCGCGACAGTCGCGGCGGCCTGTACTGCTGCAATTTTTTGAACCAATATTTTCCAATCGGTTTGAACTACCGCGCCCATTGCGTCGGAAAGTCCTTGCAGGTCAGCGTAGGTGAAGACTTGAGCTACGTTGTTCGTGTCCAGCCACAACCCCATCGTCCAACCGGCGGCACCTACCGCTAAGGAGTCTTCAACGTTTTGCTTGGCGGTCTGGCCGTTGAGCGCTACTACGTTGCCTGCTGAGTACGTGGACGTAACCCCTGCCGCATTTTTAAATGTGACGGGGGCGTTGATTTCAGACTGGTACGTGGCTTGCAATAAGGCGACCTGTACCTTCTGGGCTGTTGCGACTAATTGAGCAACCGTCGGTGGTGTGCTGGCGGGTAAGCCGTCCGTTACGACAATTGAATTTCCAGCGGATAACCCAGAAACTAACAGGTCGTGCAATTCGTCCTCGATCAGAATTGAATCGCTTGGGACTAACCCGACGGTCGGCGCATCATCCTCGTACGTTTCGCTCTGGTAAAGGCCGCCCGTTGTCGGAGAGTAAAAAGAAGTCATAGGTTTTGTTTCCTTGGTTAGCTGACGCGAATCGCCCAAATTGTTCCCGTCGCGGTCGTGGTTCCTGACGTTTGCCCCATCAAGTAGTACGTGCTTGAAGAGGAGATATTCACATACGTCGAGGGGCAGACGACGCCTATCCCTGCGGCTGACGAAGCCGTGGCGTTCACCTCGTTTCCTGCGGAAGGCATCGCCGAACTACTATTTAATCCCGCCGTTAAAATCGTAGTAGAGGTGGCCGTAATATTCCCTTGAACTTCCCACCGTCCTGCCGTTAAAGGAATGCTCGCGACGGCTGTCGCGGTAGTGCTGATTGAAACACTGGTTCCTGTTGCGGTTACAACTTGTCCTATCGTTCCTGCCGGTGCCGCTGCTCCCGAGGTAATGCCAACAATACCTCCGTTTGGGGTAAAGGTTCCTGCGGCAACGGTAGAAACAGCATTTAAATTAATCGCAGATAGATTAATTCCCGCCGTACCTCCAGTTGCAAGCCCGCGTATAGTGAACGAATAGCTGCCGCCGTTACTTCCTGCAGTATCGGAAATATCTAGGTTCATGTTCGGCGAACCTATCACATTTTGCCAGCTAATCTCCCCACCGTAATAGTTGAGCCCGCGAATATCTGAACCCGTCCCTGCGCCGGTACCGCCAATAGTTGTCCCGTTGCCAGTACTGTCAATTTGGACAACGCCTGTGCTCAGATTCACCATTAATGGGCGTGGTGTAGAAAACCCACTTACCGCATTTGCCGCTGCCTGCGACGTCTGTACCGGGCTATTTAATAGGTAAGTCCATGACGCCCCGTCATTACCAAAATAAGTTTTATACCAAGTCGAACCGCTGCCCGAGACCGACGTTATGTTATACGCGGACCCTGATGCTAAAAATGCGGCGGCTGTGTAGGTGTTAGCTGCGGTCAGCGCGTTAGCCACACCTGCCGTCAGCGATCCTGCCGTTCCCGTTAGGCCTGTGCCCGCGCCTATAAAATCCGTCGAAGTGAGAGTCCCGGTAACTACGGCATCCCCTGAGTTATCGACCGTTAGGATTTGTGTCGAACCTGCCGCGTTATACGCTATGAAAGCGTAAGCGGCGCTTGACCCAATATATCCCCGTTGGGTTCCCGCGTCTTGGAATCCGATTTTATTGGGAGTAGAACTCGTGCTGTTGACGTTAATGGGTTGCCCGGTACCCGAGACAGTTAACCCGGCAACGGTATAGCTGTTAGCTGCGGTCAAGGCGTTAGCCGTACCCGCTGTTAGCGATCCCGCCGTCCCAGAAAAATTCGTTCCTGTTAACGTCGGCGCTAGCGTCCAAGCAGGAACACTCCCCGAAGTTACCGCTTGCAGAACGCCTGCCGCGTTCGTAACGTAAGACGTCACGCCGATTGCAGACTGATAGACGGAGTTCCCCGCGACGCCTCCAGATAAACTGGACGCTGTTGCCGCAACTGGCGCTATCCATACTGCCGTCGAGGTCGTGCCGGTTGTCGTACAAGTATATAAGATGCCGTCCGTACTATCCCAACAGGACGAAGGGGGAACCGCGCCCGCAGCGGCATTGCCGGCCACATGTCCGTTAGGATTGCCCGCGTAGACCTGCACGGATGATACTCCCCCGAGTTGATCCGAGGCATTCAAGCGTGCAGCCGTACCGAATTGAGAGTACACGATAGAGCCGACTACCCACGAGGTGGTTGGCGTGTCGTAGACCACCGAGACCAGCGTGCTGACCGGTAAGTCCCCTGGCTGTAGTGCCGCTCCATCGTCGCGAACCATAGCCTTGACGCCGCCACCCGCATTTAACGTGCTTGCCCCCGTATTCGCGTGGGCAACTTTGAATCGGAAAGACATGCCGTTCGTGTAGGCCGTCGTAGGTGGAACCGTCGTAATAACGTACGCGTTCGCTACACCAGTATCAAGGTAGTAACCGCCGATATCCGAAAGAGCTCGTGCCAGAAAGGCGGTGTTGACGATGGCGGTTGAGCTGTCCCCGATAGGCGCGGTTGCTGCGTCGGCCAGATCGTAAACAATATTAGTGCCGTCGCAGGTAATCGTATCGGTGTGGCCTTGCGCTATCAGTACGCTACCGCCCGACGCGGTTTGAGCCGTAAGAGTGAAAGCGCCCGTCGTGGTATTAATTATTTTCCACGTGCCGACCGCTGCCGGGAAAGTCAAAGCGGCGTTTGACGTAAGGACGCCCGTCACGAGAAGATATTTAGCGCCAAGCTGCGTCGAGCTTAAAACGGTCGTGCCGCCAGTTGTCGCTATCGTTGCCTCGTTGACTGAGACGCCGGCCGCGATGTTCTGGATAGCCAGTAAGAGATTCGCCAACAGCGTGGCCGTCGTACCATCATCGATCGCAGGTTGAGCCGCTTGTGCGTTTATTAATTGGCCGATGACCGAAGAAATAATAGACGACTGACGCCACACTTTGTTGACCGTGTTTTCGTCAGCGATGCCGACTTGAAAGCCGTTCGCAAGCAAGGTAGCGTTCGCCGCATACGTGGCTTGTGATATGACCGCCGCGCCGCTGCCTACTGCGAATGGTAGAAAATCATTTTCAAGAGACATACCGTCGCCCTATGGTGAAACGATGTTGGCCCAAACCCCGTGACCAAACCCGCCAATAAAACTGTTATCTACGCCGAAGCCAAAAAGCGGGCCGCCTGGCGCAGTCGGAAAAGCATATTTTGCATAAACTGCCGCTGGTCGAAACTGCATATATCCGCCTGATACTGCCGCTTCGACCCCTGCGTCTGGAACCGCGCCAGCCACAGCAATCGTCATAGTCATGTCCTGGTTATCGATCATGAACAGACGCGAGTTAGGGCCGAGCGCGTTTTGCAAGTTATTGTACGCTGTCTCTATCGTTCCATCCCAACTATTTGCCGCGATTTTACCGTGCAGTAAAACGGAGTAGTCCGCATCTGATAGAGGTACGAGCGACGGATTAACCTGAGTGTAAATACCGGGCAAGCCGGTACCGAGGTTACGCGTAAGTCCCACGCGCGTACCGATCATGTCGAGCTGCGTCCACTGCGCCTCGTCCACATCAAACGCGGCTTGTAACGAGCCGAGAAAATTTTGCAGATCCACGAACCCTTGCGAAACCGCCCCGACCATCGCCATGAAATTTGGTTTGCTGGCGTGCTCAGAAGTGATCAGCGCTTGATATGTGGAGATATTAGCCGTCATGTCACACCAGTGTAATCGTTACGTCGGACGGCGCCAGCGTCGCAGCTTGGTTAAACAGGATAGGCACGTCGACGGTACCCGGAGTGTTACCGTAAATTGCGACAGTCAAGGCGTCGATTTCGTAAGAGAGTCCGTCAGGGTTTCCAGTCAGTCCAGCGGGCGCCCATAAGCGGCCATAAATGACGTTGGCGCCCGTGCCTAAGCCGTTAACATATGTTGCAAGGGCGTTCTGAATTTCGACGCCGATTGCCGCCGTGTACCCATTGATAGCGTGAAGATTGAGGTTGATGATGATCCGCTCTTGAGTCGCGATAAAAAAGTTAATCGTCTCGGGGATTCCGTACGAGTTGGGCACGGTGGCCGAGGTGGTACCGTACGTTGCCGCCCCTTGTGTCTTCCGGTTAGCAATGGCTGTTGCAATATCGGTGGTGCCGCCGCCCTCGACGACGAGAGAAATGCTGTGCGCGGGTAGGCCGTTCGCGTCAGGTGTGCCGAGCGGGTTTTCATATCCAGTGACGCTCGTTACGCCAGCCACGCCCGCGACTGCTCCAACCGTAGAAAATAAAGGCGTCTGAGACGCGGGCGCAACAGACACAACCTGGCGTTGTTGCAGAGCCGGGTCCGTCTCTACCGGAGCGCCAGGCACGGCCGCTGCCGCATTCGTGGCCGACACCCACCCGAGCTGGGGTGTAATAATTTGGTTGATCGAACCGGGGATAGCAGCGACGGCACCGAGCGTTGCGCACGTAGCGGTCACGCTGGCAGTGCCCCCGCTCGAAAAGGTAACCGACGCGGGCAGCACCCAATTATTTTTTGCCGCGTCTTGCACGATGCCGTTGGTGATCGCCACACCGGCGGTTCCAACGAGGGAAAGGGTGGCCGTCGAATAGCTCGCAACTTTCCGCGTCATGCCGTTTAATTTAACATTGCTCGACAGAGAATTCCCTTGCGCGTTGGCTGGTGAGAAGGAATTGTAAACCGCAATCGCTACGCTGTTGGCATCATTAATCGACGTTGCAATGACCGCTAAAAATTGCCCGTCTTGACTGTCATTGCCGAGGTATACGTCCGACCCGTAGATGCCTTGGTACTGGGCTTGAAGATAGACCAATATATCCGAGTACGCCGGAGCGCTAATACCCGCACTTGAGAGAACCGGAGCTGTCGAAGTAATGGTCATTTTATAATGGGCCTTGGACTATAACCTGTCCGTAAATGGTGTTGAGCGTCACGGTAATTGATAGCACGCGAGTGCTCGTATTTAAAGAGCTAGAGTACGCCGCGATGCTGGAAACGCCCGTCACGCTTAAAATTCTTTGCTTAATAACCGTATCGTACGTGTCTTGCGTGTACTTGCCAAGCACTTCGGTACGCCACGGTGTTCCGTCGGTCAGATCAAGAAACCATTCGCCGGTATAAAGTCGCAGCGCGGTAAGAACGGCTTGTTGCACGGCCTCGGGCTGATTGATGTAAAAGTCCGCACCGGTACCGATCGTATAGTCTCCATTCGCGTCTAGTTTTCGGTATCTCATCCGGTCGGCCCTCCCGTAACGCCGCCGCCAGTTTGCACCCCGGTATGCTTATGCGTCGATAAGGTGATGCCGTTGCCCGTAACTTCCCCCGTGGCCGTGACGGTACCGTTGATCTGTACTGGCCCGTTTAGCGTAAATTGCGCGGCCGTCATGGTTACGTTTCCCGTCACGCTTGCATTTAAATTGCCCCCGGCGGTCACGCTGGCGTTACCGGGCGTTACTATGTCAATCTCATAGGTCGTCGGGTTCAGTTGGATGTACGCTTGGCCGTCATTGCTGCGCAACTGTACGGCCGTCGTGCTGATGTTAGAAATTTTATTGGGTTTGGACTGAGGGCCGAGAATTGCAAACCCGTCGCTCAGGTCATGTAAGCGCGGCTCCATCGGTAATTGCACGCCGCCAGATTGCCACCACCCATCGATGCACCGCGAAGAAAAAATAACCAGGCATTCATCGCCGGCCGCGATAGGGAATGTAAGGGTGCACCCCCCACCGCGTGGAAATACAACCGGCACGTCCGGCAAGACTGGTAAATTGACGGCTTGGTAAGTACCGTCCTGTTGCTGCACTACGCCCTTGATTGCGGGCTGTATGACCGCCGTCACGTTGTCGGGATCTGCGGTATTAAACGACTGGATGATGCCCGGCAAGCACGTCCAAAGTCCTGCCCGGTTAGCAGTCATCGCCAGCCGTAACGCCTCTTCCGCTTCCGCAAATCGTTCTCGTCGGTCCATCTAATACCCCGTGCTTGAAGCTGTCGCATTGACGTAAGGGCCGGCCAGCGGCGCCGTGCCGTTGACTGCCGCGCAAATAATATCAGAGTACCATTCTTGACCCCGAGTGTCACCCGTCATTTTGACCGCGTAGACCTTATAAAACCCGTCGGTGTCCAAGCTCGGGAACTGATTGATCGCGCCGTAAGCTACGCTGAACGAGGCCGTCTGTATGCTCGCATTGTCGAGTTGAATCTGACCTCCGTATTTGATTAACGGGTTGAGCAGCGACTTGACGACTATGCCGCTAATTGTCTGTACGGGCATGCCGATCAAACCTGAATCAGACGTGAGCACGATGGCCGCGCCGGGCAAGGTGCTGGCAATAGGGATCATGTGAAGGGCGCCGTCTGCGATGCTCCAAGACGTGCCCGCGCTGTCGGCTAACGTTCTCATATAGTCGCGGGTCATCCCGTAACAAACTTTAGCGCGCGGCATAGAAGGGCCGCCAAATTCCGGCGTATACCCTTGCGTAATTCCGAACGGGCTAAACGCTTGCATAAGCTGACCGTGCAATGACGCTTGATTCCACCCCGCTGCAAGTGTTGTATTTACGACTGAAAAGTTATAACCCGCGTCGCCGTCCTGCGCGATAATCTCGAGGAAAGTATCGGTTTGATTTTCTCGGCCTTCACGCTTCTGACGCATAGTGCCGTTAAAAATCAGCGCGTGGTTGCCGTCGTACCCGGCTTGCAAAAATACGTGGGTGAATTCGTTTTGTATTTGCTTGGCCGTGTTGTCGCTCAAGTTATAAACGCGGATAGTGGCGCTAGCAGGACTTTGCGTATCACTCTTATCTATAACGAACTTGACCCGAAGCGCCGACAACTCTATGCCGTTGCCGCTCGGATCGCCCACGACCAATGAGCAAAAGCGTAAATACTGGGCGCTCATGTGGCCGGCACAAAATAGAGATGCGACGTTATGCCGAGGTTTTCGTATGTTGGCGCCGCGTATAGATCGCCATCGGTGGCCACGTATAGTGAGCCGCCCAGGTCCAGGTCCGGATAAGGTGCCATTAAATCAAGCCCCGGTAAGAGCGACAAACCTTGGATGATGGGTACGCCCGTTGACGTCATAATGTCGAGAAACCAGCCGCCCTCCGTAGCTGTGCGCCACATGACTTGCATTTGGTACTGCACCCCCGCCAGCGTCACAAAAAACGACTGAGCATTAGGAGATAGGGGTATTTCGTAAAAGGTCACCATCATTGCCCCGCTAGTATGCTTAACGCGCTTTGGTTCGGCGCGGCTGTCGGCGTCACGGTTCCGTTATTTTGTACCGCCGTCGTGTCCTGCGGATTGGACTGTGCCGACGCTGGTTGCAGTGCTGCCGTTGTCGTCTGCACTATGATGATCTGGCGCATGCCGACGGTAAGAATTAGCCCATTCTCGGTATCTCGATCCGTGGTCATCCCTACCGATTTTATAAGCATGTTTGCATACGTGCGCTTGCCGGTCACGAGGTCGAACGCTTGCCGCGACGATTGGAGGTCGAGCATCTGTTGATACAACGTGCTTACGTCCGTAATACCGCCCCCGAGCAGCACCCCTGCGATGATCGATTGCGAATTACTCCATCCTATCCGCATGGTAACCTGCGCAGGGTTGACGAACGAATGATCGGTAATTGCCGCACCTTGTTCGACTGGGTGGTCCGTAATGGTCAGCTCATCGGTGTGGTGTTCCTCGATCGTTACATCGGGGATGATGCCGCCGATAGACCGTCCGGACATGAATAGGGCACTTACGACGCTTACCGCACCGGATAGGATCGTTCCGCTTAATAGGTCGCCAATCTTGCTCATTGCAGGACCGCCCCGCGCATGTTGCGTGTCAATTGCTCGTTGACGTTATTCTGAGCGGTCGATATATCCCGCGCCGTCGTTTTAGGATCAGTCGCGCCGGTTACCGTGATGTGCGTCACTTGGCTTACCGTCACATCTTTACCGTTCTGTCCGGACGCCGTGTTTTGGCCGGGCGTGCTGGCTCTAGCGATCATTTCAGAGGAGTACGGATTTTTACCATTTTCAACACGGACTATTGCGTCAATCATCCCCGACATTTGGGCCGGGTCAAGGTTCAGTTTTTGGTCGGGATCTACGCCGAGCTTTTTAGCCACGTTGGCGATATACGCTTCGGTTTGATTTTCTTTCTTAGGAGCGTACCGGGCAATCATTTTACGCACTGAGTCTGTGCCGTGCGCCAAGTACGTGCGCAACAAATCGGCCAAAGCGTTCAAGCCGTCTTGAGCCGTCGCGAATTTGGCAAAGCGTTGTTCGGGACCGTCTTCCACTCCCGTGGCGCCGTGGGATTTGGCAAAGTTGCCCGTGTATTCAATATTGCCGGGGTTATTATTTCGTAACCCGCGTTCGGTGCCCCACGAACCCTCCCCAGAGGGGGTGGTTGGAGATTCCGGAGACAACCCCGCGACGCGTCGTGCCTCTGCCATCTGACGGGCTGCTTCAGTACGTAAGGTGGCTTTATCACCGTGCAAATTCGGCGCGTCTATATTTGGTTTTACGCGCTGATCGACGGGGACGTTCGGCACCACGTGAGCCGCGTCGACGCCAACTTGCGCGGCCTCTTTAGCTTTGTTTTTCTCTACCAGATCAAGCGTGGCTTGCGCATCCTTATCGCCAAAAAATGCCAGCGTGTGAGTGATTGCCTTACCTATACTGTCGCCAAACTTGGTACCGGTAATGAGCTTGTCGTTAATGAGGGTACCTATTCCGTACCCGAGCGCCCCGGCCGCCGCGACGAGTCCCGCGTTGCCGAGCAATCCCGTCAACGCCCCAGTTAGGCGCGCGCCGATAGATACGCTTACTTTAGTGAACGCCCCAATCATACCGAGCGCCCACGAGCCAGCCACATAGGCCAGTAGGATTTCGAGAGCTGGTCGGAAGTCGCCCGCGAAACCGAGCAACGAATGAATACTTTTACCGATTCTTTCGATACCGCCTATCGCGGCCTCAATCGCTGGCGACCAGGCCGTCCAGTCGATAAGAGACTTGCCGCCGGATTTCCATACTTTGTAATCGTCCCACAGCAATGCCAAGGCACCAATCAACGCGGTGATCTGCCCAAGCGGCGTGGCCAGAAACCCGGCGTTTAATACCCGCCAGGCGACCAAGATCAATCCGAGCCATTTAATAACATTTTTAGAACCATCAGACAGGCCGTTAAACCAGTCAATCAATTTACCAAGCGCGTTAATGCCGCGCATCGCTAAGATGGAAACAGCGTCGGCCAACCGGAATACGAACCCGAGAACCTTCGTAATAACGTCGACGATATGTTGGAAATTACCGATAAACATTTCTCGCAAGTGCCGGACGTTCTCGGCCATTTTGCCGGTCATTTCGGAACTGATTTTTTGTACCAAAATGGTGGCCGCGCCCTGAAGTAGGCGTAATTGGTTTAGAAAGGCGTGCGAATTTTTGGCCGCCTCTTGCGAGTTTAAACCCGCCGCGTGTAGCATGCCTTTGTACTCTTCGCCGAACTCCCCCATGCCTTTACGCATCGCCATAAGCGTACGCTCGTCGATACCAAGAGCTTGCGCGTAGGCGTTCGCTTTGTAGTAAGGCATGTCCGCAAATTTCTTGCCGAGGTCCTGCAGCATTTCAGCCGTGTCGCGCAGCTCTCCGTTAGCATCTCGGGTTTGTATTCCGATATTCTTTAGAAGCCCCTCCCCGCCCGGACTGTTGCGCAAGAGTCGCGCCATGTTCTCAAGGGAACCGACGGCGCCTTCAACCGAACCGCCCATTTGACGAGCGGCAAAACCGAGCGCTTGGATATTCTCGACCGTAGCATGCGTGCGTTCACTTGAGAAGTAGAGCTGTTCGAGGCCGTCGGCAATCTTTGCCACGCCAGCCACGACGAGCGTAGCCGCGCCGGTAACCGCCGCGCCGAGTTCGACGGCCTTGAGTGTGACCGCCGCGAGAGTGTTGGAAAATTTCTTTTCGCTGTCCGCGTCGATCTTAAATCCGAGCGACACTAGAAATTCTTTGATGATGGCCGTATCGGACATTTTTTAATCCTCTTTGCGCCCGTCGGCAATTCGTTGATTCTCCGCAATCACGTCCAGTGCGTCATTCATTAACGCAATGGCGGCCAAATCAAGGGTGCCATCTATAAGCGATTCGTACCGGCACATTTGTTTGGTTACCGGGCGTAATAGCCAATCCTCACCCCCAGGTAACGACGCCCACTCTACTCCGTCGGGTTCGGCCCCGGCACCGCTTCCACGGAACGGAACCCTTGCATAAAATTTCCGAGACTCCCCCGGATAACTTGCACGACGACTTGAACGAGAACGGCTAGTTCTATGTCCTCAAACATGAGCGTACCTGATCGCCACACGGGCGCCCAGGTGGCGCCTTGTTTGCGCTGTACTACCGACAGGCACGCCGTAACGACTAAGTCCACGTCGTCCTTCGGCATGGCTGCCAGAACGCCGGTAAGGGGTTCCAGAATCGCACCCATCTGGCCGAGGTCTACCGCGTCACCCGTCTTTGGTAAGAGAGCAAGAATCGGCAAGAGCTTAGGCAGCACCGGGGCAATCTTGCGGGAGACGTGTAACTGAGCGAACGCGTCCAGCTTGCCCGCTCTGTATGTCTCCGTACCTACTTCAAACTCGATAGCCATGATTAGTAAGTACCCAAGATGCCGTCGATTGCAACCGAGTCAAACACCCACTCGTACATGTCGCCATCTTCCGCGTATTTAATGGTCGGACGCTTTTTAAACGAGCACTGGCGCCCGGTATGAATGTCACCCACGGTCGCTTGCGATACAGTAATGACATTTTGCGCCCACAGGGACGCGGACATAGATTGCGCATCGTATGCCGCCATCAGCACCGCATTAGCCGGAGCAGTCTTGAGTAAGCGCACCGTGATTTGACCAGACTTATCGGCGATTAGGGTGTTCATACCCTTTCCGTCCGCGCCGATAGTCATTTTATTTTTGTCGCCGGCCATCGCGATTTCAATACCTTCTTTCGCAACGGCCGCGCCGTACCCAAGACTCACGAGGAGGCCGGGGCCGGCAATGGTAGCGTTTACGTTCTTAAAGCTGTATGTGGACATTTCGGACCCCTAAAGTTATTGATTGACGCTGACCAGCACGTTTGCAAAATGCGTAGCCCCCGCCTGTTTTGCAGCGACTTGAAACGTTACGGATTTACGTGCGGCACGATCCGCTTGCGATTGAGACGAGACCGGAGGTGTGTAAATGTAATACCCGGTTGCCAAAGTTTGACCCGTCACGATAGCGCCGATATTCGGACCAGTCCATACGCCCGGTGCCAAAAATCCATTTTTGACTGCAGCTTCACAAGACTGAGTGATGTTGTTTGCAATCTGGTCTTGACCGCCGTCCGTTTGGGGTACTTTGCCCGCGCCATACAGGAAATTGAAAACGTTCGTTTGGATACTTCCTTGAAACCAATCCACGTTTTGAATCTCGTCAAAGAACACGCCCGAGGCCATGACACCCTGCTGCAGGATAGCCACACCGTTTTGGTAACTGGCGTACACGTTGCAGTTTTTAGTGTTAAGGGTAGCCGCTTGGGATTCGGTCAAAGCTTCCGGCACGACGCCCGGCTCAGTTTTGAACTTGAGGGTAATTGTTGTATTCGAACCGGTAAAGTCGACCGTGAACGCTCGGGCTAATGCCGATGTGGCCGCGTAAGGGTTGGTCGAGCTGTACTGAGTGAACGTGCGGTTATACCCGAGCGCTGCCAACTCGGCGGCCAGATCGGTCGTCGAAGTAGATACCGTTGAGTTCGGATCTTGCGTAGTGATACCGAACACGTGCGACGGGTTTGCCGCTTCGATAAACCCGGCGACTGCTAAGTAATCCGCTGTTACTGTAGCAGTGCTGGCGACGTATAAGCCGTACCATTGTTGCGAAACGCTAGCTAGGGCGTTGACCGCCGCTAAGCAGGTTTCAGCCGCAAGGCCTGCAACTGGAGCAATCGCACCGGTCGCGGCGGTCAAGGCCAACTGTGCGGAAATGTCGGTACCCGCGCCTGCCGTTGCGTACGCGACAGATGAAGCAATACCTGTTGTCGCGCTAACAATCTCAAAGCGGTTATAAGTCGCGTTCCAAGTGCAAGTGCCGTGAATCCCGAGTGCTGTATTTACGACAGCAGCAACGGCCGGCATATTGCCGACTGCTGAAAAGTTCAGCGTCTCTAAGTTACGCGCCGTCCCATCTATCACAATATCCACACCGCCTGACGTGATGCCTGTCCAGGCGCTCGGCAACTGTTGCGCTGCCGTGAGTGGCCCACCGTGCAAAAGTCCCGGTGTTGCGGTCTGTGCCCACGCGCCGATATATACCTGGGTCGGTTGTGGGGATTGCGAGAAAAATTCTTGAGCGGCCAGGTACTCAGGCGTTGTGCTGCCGAAGTCTTGGCCGACGCCGGTCAATCCGGTATAGCTGCGAATACGTTGCACTACGTCGATTACTTGGGACGAGCCGAGAATTAAAAGTGTGCCGTAATTGCGCACCGCTGCGGCGATAGGGGAGAGTGAAACACTCACATTCACAACGTCGCTTACTGCTAGGGCGTTAGTCATTTTACGGCCTCTCTAGGTCAATTTGTAGTCACCGAGGTAACCCCGGAAATAATGTTTTCCACTGCATAGGTTCTTACAACCTGGCGCCGGAAGTATAACGGAATATCGCGCCGCCGTACCCATTGTTCGTTCACTAGCTCTGGAATAACTTTGATCGTACCACTCTTGGTAAAGTCAATCAAATTTGTTTGCAGCACTTCGCTATTTTGAGGCACCGCCATGTTGTCACGAACTGCCGAAACATAACCGCCAGAGTTCGGACCGTAAAAACTGACCAGCACTTCGACGCTCATGTGGCGCTGCATTAAATCTTGTCCAATCCCGCCGTTTGCCGCACCGTCATGAATGATCGCGGGGCCGTCGTCGGGGTCTTGATCCGTAACGCCAATCGCGCACCAGTCTACTGACGCAGGCGGCTGCTTAGGCGGCGTGAGCTGCCATCGTGGGCGCACCATCGAACCGTCCAATCCCGTGATGCCGACAATGAGCGTTTGAAAGATCGCGGTAAGCGCGTCATCTTCCAGCGGCGCGGACGAGGTTGGAGTTAATAGACCGCCAGTTGCGGAAGTGTTCGACATTACGCCCCCGCCAACGGTTGAATTGAACATGTGGCAGCCACAAATCCTCTGCCGAAATGTGAATAGTTTTTAACGTCTTTGACGAGGTAGTCCACGCCTTCCCACGTTACGTGATCCGCGTCCGTGTTCGGCCCGGCCATCGTGAGAATAAAAAGGGTGTGAATTATGATCGTGCCGTGAACTTGAGACGCTGAATCGGTCCGTTCGATAACATCGCCCGACTCGTTCGTGACGACGCCCCAAAAATTGGAAGTCGTCGCGGCGAGTACGGTATTGCCGTCGGACCCGACCGTCTCGACGCTGCGCGTACAAATTAGTTCGTCCGCAAAATCGGGGTCTTCGATAACTTCGGTAACGTCTAGGAAAGCCATTATTTAGCCCGCCGTACGTAGGTAATCGCGTTGCGGTATTGAGCCGTATCGATCAAAGGTTTTGCTAGGTCGACGCTCGGGGTCAATCCGTCTGCTCTATTCGCCAGTTCTTGAATAGCGCCCTTGCGGCCACGGCGTGCGCGTGCTTTGAGCGTTGACTCTGCCAGCGCTGGTGCGACGCCGGCATTAAGTACGGCCTTGACCGCACTGGCGCCAGCCATGCCCGCCGCGTCAAGCTGACGGTTCACTTCCGGCGTGTTGCCCGATAGCGCGGCGATTGTCGCCTTGCGGAATCGGTCAGCGATAATTGATTGTGCGTTCGTTACGCCCGGTACCAAGTGAGGCCGCGCCGGAATGTTGTTTGCAGGCGACCCGTTTTCTTGAATGTAGCCAATCGTGGCGTTGTTGATTTCTTCGCCCTTTTCCAGCCGGTCAGTACGGGTTGACGGTATGCCGACCATTACTTCCTGATTGGTTAACGCCTTAAGAGACGCAAGTAGCGCCGCTGTGCCGTCTTGGAGGACTGACAGGCTCATAATTGGATCGGGCCAGCGCCAAACATGCGCATCAGCCCGAGCAGCTGTAAACCGTAGGACGTGCCGCCCCAGTGACCCGCGTTCTCAAGCTTGACCGAACTGGTATCGTACGAGACGGAAACCTTGTCGACGGTCTTGGATGCTTGTGGCGCCATGACCAGGCCGGTATAGCCGGGCCGGTTACGATACCCGAGGGTAAGTTCGTGCGCAATAAAAAATTCCGTTGCGTAGTCCAGCATTTCGCAGAACCGTTGCGCGTTCAACAGAGTGAGCGCGTAGGTCAGCCAGAACGTGACCGCCGCGTCCGGATACTTTGTCGTATCTGAAAACTCAGGAAAATCTACCCGGAAGCTGGCGGCGGTCACGGTCATGGTTTATTTCTTTTTAGGGGCTTTGTCTAGCGCCTTTAAAACGGCGGCCATTTCATCGTCTTTCGCCAACAGCTCGGCTTCCAACTCGGCGATACGCGCGCGTGCGACGGTCAGGTCGTGCTCGAGTTCGCCAGCCGAAGCGTCGACAGGCGCGGTCAAATGCGCCACGACGTAAGAATGCCCGGCCGCTTCGGAGTCAACCACATTGCGGCCTGCGACAAATTTTAAATCTTCTTTACCTGGGCGACGTAACGTGAACCCCCGGCCAACATGTACTACTTTTTGATCTTGTGCCATATCGGCCCCTTGTGAAATTGAAAGAGCCGGGGCGTACCCGGCATCCTAGTTACTCGGCTTAAATATTATCGCCGTATGCGCCCGTTTCAGGGTACACCCATTCGACAGCACCCAGGCGACCAAAATACGTGGTCAACTGGTTCAAGCTGCGATATTCCAACGGAGTACGTTGTAATGGCACGAGCGGGAAGCGAACACGAGAGCGGTCGTTGGTGTACGCAACCATACGATCAGTTGCACCCGCGCCAGCACCGGTCAACCATTTGACAGGACGTATATTTAACGGACGACCGTTTTTTGCCATCGAGATACAATTCATCTTGATGTATTCCAGCACGGACTGATTACCCGCGTTCGATACGATGGTCGTGACCAGAATAGCGAACTTCAAAGGCGGCAAGAGCAAATCGGTCGGGCAAAGAGCGTACCCAGTATTCGCCCAAGCTTCGGACAGTACGGCATTCACGTCGGCCAACATTGAAGCGGCGGTTGCAGTCGCCCAGCTACCGTTCGGCACATTACCTGCCGGTACTTGAGCATTGTTGACAAGACCCGTTACGCCCAACAGGGTGTCGCCGACATAAACTTGCTCGTCGATATCCATCTGATGCTTAAGGTTCATGCCTTCGATTTTTTGAGAGTCAACCGGACGGCCTAAGCGTTGTGCGCTTTCCAATTCTGGAATAGTCCAGCCAATTTCCATACCCCATAAGTTCAGAGGATTGGCAGTTTTGGCGATATCCAGCGCGATACCTTTGATAGCATTCGCGTCTTTACCAATCCAGTTTTTACCGCCCGGCGATGGACCGCCGGCCGCTGCAAAGAACGAGTTAGTAAAGCTGGACAGCTCGTCGGCGATTGTCACGTCTTCACGCATTTTAATATCGCGGGACCAGGTGATATCTACCAACGGCATGTTCAGCGTTTGGTCGAGGCGTTCTAATTCCCCGATCAGGAACGTACCGGCGCTGTCGACGGTCTGACGATCAAACGTCATCAATCCGTCGGTGGTGTACCGGCGAACCGGTTTAGCGTGGCCGTAAGACGAGGCCAACGCCGCCGCCATTGTGCTGGCGATGATTAATTTATTTTTCATGATACGCGGGCCTCTCGTTTAGATGTTGTATTGGATTTCGACGTTACCGCTTGCATCTGCGGCCGACTTGAACACGGCGCCAGGTAAAGGCACTGTGCTGCGCGCTACGGTAATAGTGAACGAGTCGCCCGCTACCATCGGTGTGCCGCCTACCGTAATCGTTGCAGTAATGCCGCCAGCCGAGTATACCGCGCCGGTTGAGCCCGCCACGTATTCAGTGCCGTCCGGTGCGCTCATGGTGAACTTGGTAGCCGCTGTCATCACGACGGTGTAGGCGCCCAACTGAGCCGCCGCTGTCGAAGATACCGAGCCGATCGTGCCGTTACCGGTATTGCCGACAGTAGCCGCGCCGACCGTGGTGCCTACAGCTGCCGCTTCGATACCACCAATAGGTGTGCCGCTCGCGGGGTTTGCTACACGAATATAAACTTGCCCTTCGGTTGCTGGCGTACCGGCATTGTTCACGACAGTCATAAATCCGCGACGCATCTGGTCACCAAACACGAAAGTCGAAATTCCCGAGCCGTCAGCGTTTGCCGTTTGGATCGGGTAAGGGCGTACTAGGAAGCCGGCTACGACTGCGGCGGTGTCGTTCGCTACTAACGGAACGAAACAGCCGCTTACGAATTTACCGACCTGTCCGTACGCTGAAAAAGGTGTGGACGGGTTCAACTGCACCGGTTCGACTACTGTGAACTGGCGGCGGCTGACGTCGCCGGGTATGCCGGAATTCACCCGGTATAAGAGGGCATTGCTTTGACGGGTCATGATTGTTACCCCTTTCGTTTGGGTGAAGTGAATTAATTAGTTTTCCAGAACTCTGCGTTCCGGGCGTTCATATCCGCAATTGACGGAGCCTTGCCAAAGTCGCCGGTTTTGACGCCCATGGAAACAGTGCTTGATTTCGCGTTGTTACGCGTACGTGCCATTTCGGTAGCGGCCACGAAAACAGTGCCGACCGCCGAAGCGTCCAGACTGTCTACCGTGCTTGCCCCGATCAGCGACGCGACGATGGTACGGCCGTCCGCTGTCTTCATAGCTTCGCGCAACACGTGGCGGCGTGCAGTCACCAATGTGGCCGAAGTCAAAGTCCCGTCCATCGTTGGCAATACCAGACCAGGCACCAGAATTTCGGCACGGCTTGTGATTTCGCGCAGGGAGTCGCCGGTCTTGATTTTGCCGGCTTCTTCGTTCGCTTCGTCTTCCATGCGTTTTTTCTTGTCCTCTTCGGACTCTTCCGGGTCGGCTGCATCTTTCACGAGCTTGGCGACAATCTTGGTCAGGCCGTCAACCGTGGCGACGAGCTTGGAAACTGCATCCTCGGTTTTCTTACCTTTTTCTTTGGCTTCACGCTCGGCTTTTTCTTCCGGCGTTTCGTCTTCCGCGTCTTCCATTGCGGCGGCTATTTGGTCCGCGTCACCCATACGGACGGCGCGCAATAGGCGTTTAAGTAATGTTTCTTTGTTAGTGGTTGCCATGCTTATATCTCCGTCTTGAATTGAACAACGTGGGCCTGCTCTGCCGCGCTCGACGAGCGCGACGTGATTTCCAATAATGTTACGCTGGTACGCGACGCCTGGGCCGTCTTGCACGTAGTCGGCTTCATATCCGCACGATACGTCACGCAAGGGCTTGTCCCCCGGGATAGGCATGCCATAGGCGTCTTTTTTAACTTGTACTAATTCGATAGCATTCGCGTCGGTAATGAGCAGGTCGGCCAGCACGAGGTCGATTCTGTCGCCCTCTCCGCGCCGCACGTTCTGGACAGTACCGACGGTCAATTCACGCCAAGTATCAGGGTCCACAAAATTATGATCGATGGTAACGGACTTGCCTTCGAATGATGCCAACGTCTCGGGCCGGAACACTTCGGACTCTTCGCGAATGACTTTAATCAGGCCGTCTATGCTCGGTATTAATTCTTTTAATTCTGCCCCCGCGTACGTCTGCGAACCGGTACGAGCAATTGCGACACCTTGGCACAGCAAATAACCCTCGGGGGTCTTCGACTGCGTGGGGCCTAACTGTTCGGTGGCGTAGAATCTCATAATTTGGCAATGCTACGGCAATTTTTAAATTCGCACAACTATTTGCATTACTCGGGGATGATCGGGTCTGGGTAGCACCGGCAATTATAAATTTGCCCCGCGTGCGTTGTTGTACCGTCGCTCAAGGTGGGCGGCGTGTCCCACCGCACGACCTTGCCGTTCATTTGCGCGTGGCTTTCCCGCACGTCCCCGTCCCCACTCGTGCGCCAGATATATGACGTTGACCCGATATGCGTAGCACGCGCCTCGGTCAATTTCGACGCCGTCCGGGCAACTTCGGTACGAGCAATGAGCGTTGCCTTCGATGCCGAGACGTTACCCGAATCAAGAATTGCCGCCTCTGCCTCTTTGGCGCGACTAGAATCCTCAAGACCCGTCATTGTCCACGCGTGAACGCGTTGCGCCGCGTCGAGCGGTATGGATTGAATAAGCGTGACCTGTTCGGCCAGCATTGACCGCATGAGGTCGCCAGTCGGTGCGTTTTGTATCTCGTCGCGCAGGGCCTTAGACATTTGGATCGATCTATCGCGCCACATCTGCTCATTTTTACGACCAACCACGTACAGCATACGAGCCGCCGCGGAGTGCGCCCAGTCGCCGAGCAGCTGCGAGTAGTCGTCCATGATGCGCCTGATTGCCACATCGGACTGCGGTGCGCCTGGCGGGTAACTGTTAATAATGTCGCCGACGTGCTTGGCGATTTTGCGCAACTGAACGCCGTACGCTTGTTCGGCCTTTTTAGTGTGCGCGGGATTGACGCGTTTTGGATTAGTCATCGAAGAAATGGGGTTTGCGTACGATAGCCGCGCCGCTGGTTACGTGCACCACGGTACCGACTGGTCGAGCGGTTATGGCGCGACGGTTAGGGCATTTCACATGTGAACATTCCACGCGTGTCGCCCGATGGCAGACTTTACAGGGTTTGGGTGGCGTTTTCAATCGACCCCCGGTATGGTTGCAGGGTCTTGGTCGCCCGGCGTGATAGTCGGGGCAATGTCAGCCGGCGTTGGCGGGTTATCCTCTAGCTCTTGAATCTCTTCATCGCTAATATGCGTAAAGATACCGGTCGAGCGTGACGACTGGCGCAGCTCTTTTGCGGCTGTCGCTGCCGTGATAATGCTTGCCGATTCTGCGGCGGTGATCGCGTCTGTCGTGGTCTTAGCAACAGTTGCCTTTTGCTCGGCGTTCATCTGCCAGAGCGGTACAAACTCAAATTCAAACCCTGGGGGAAGTGACTTACCTAATTCCGAACGGTGCAAGACCGGTAAAATTTGAGCGCCTAGGCCGGGCCGCAACTTCGCGTCCTGACTTGCCGCAACGCCGTCATAATATGTGATCAGGTCCGACTCCCCCGTGGAATTCATGCCGGCCGGTGACTGGCCGAACAGACGCACGAGCGGTATTTGTGTCGCGCCCGCCAATTGCTGCCCGAACTGTAAGAGCATGTCTGACAAACCCGCAAAAGTATACGCGTGCGTTTCGAACGTATCGGCGCCGTCAATAAGGGTCAACCCTTCGTTCGTTTGGAACGTACGCATCATCTCGACTTGCTTAACCAGCCCCTCTAACGCACGTCCCCCGCCGGCCACAATCTCGCGGAAGCCTGGTATTTTGAGCGTACGTAAATGGGCCTTGAAGACGAGCTGTGCGGCGCCCTCGGTCGTACTGTCGAAGGCAACCACGCGGTCCCATAAGCGCTCGAGGACAGACTGACCCCAACCGTTCTCGGCCAGACGTTGACGAAACGGGAGTTCTAAGCCGTCCATTCGGACGACGCGGGAATAGTGGATATTTTGGCCGATCAGTGCTTGTGCGGCCGGGGTGACTGTGTAGAACTTAGGGCGCCCGAGGTCCGGTCCGAATTCAGTAACGAGATTGGATAGGCTCGGCGTAATCTGCCAGCGATCAAACGCTAACAACCCCTTGAACTGACCTTTGCCGATTGAGTCAATACGTAAGGGGGTGGACAAGTCTTGGCCATCTATCAGCATGACGACGACGGCACCCCCATACAGGCGCGACCATTTGATACCGTTCGCCAAGCCCTCCCATAGGCGCATACGCTCGAACGCGGCGTGCAGCGCCTTGCCGTCGTCCGGACTTACGTCGTCGCTCAGAAAGTCAATTCCGGCACGGGTCATGTCCTGCGCGACCACGT